TTGACCCGGTACGATTACCCGGAGCTGGTCGTCCAGGCTTGTCTGGACATTGCGAAGCTGACCTTCCGAAACCGGGACATGGGATCGGGCGGCAGTATCGGCAGCGGCGAGATGGCGATGACCGTGGTAGAGGGAGAAGTCCGGTCGGTACTGCGGACGCTGGACGACTACCGGGTGACCGGGACAAGCAACGGGATCATTTTCTGATGGCTGAACCATTCGGGACACAAATCACGATAACCGGCCCAATCTTTGACGGCTCCGGCCTCCAGGTAATGAGAGAAGTCGTCAATAGTGCATTGCGTGACCTGGCCGTCTTTGAGGGCGCCAACAAGGTCAGCGACGAGCTTTATGGCCCGCCGGCGCATTTGTATTGGCAGTCTAAACCGGCAGACCGCCACGGCGCCCACACTCGCGTTCTAAAGCGGTCCATCGGTGTGAGGATTGAGAACGACAACGAGGCTATTGTCGACGCCTTTTCCAACAACAAAAGCGGCAAGCGGTTAACCTACGCCTCAAAGGTCGAGCAAAAGTATGGAATGTTTTCCAAGATTTCGCAGGAGATAGAACGGAATAAGGCCGAGTTGCTCCAGAAATATATTGGCGACGCTCTGATCGAGGCCTTCGATTGAGCAGATCGGGAGCATTGGACAGGATCGACGTTCTGCTGTCGTCCATAACCGACCCGGCCTTCACCGCGGTTATCCGGGCCGAGCCTCTGGCGTTGTCGGGAACTCCGGTCCTGGCCTACTGGGTCCAGGGGCGGACCGGCGGCTGGCAGACCTTGTCGAACATCGGCTCGACGACCAGGATTATGATCCGGTCATATTTCCGCCTCCAGGCGTCGGCGGATGTCCGGGAAAGCATCGAGCTTGAACTTTGGGACGCGATGGTGGAAGTTGACACCAAACTCCGCTCGGACGCCAACCTTGCCGGGAATTGCACCGACTCAACCGTCGGCGCCGCCACGGTCGCGACCCTGGACATGGGCGGCGGATTATATAGGACGGCGACCATTCCATTCGACATCCAGATTTACGAAGAAGTCACAATCACGCCTTAACAGGAGCGGCCAATGGCAAAGAAATCAGGACTCGGTCAACAGATATTCGTTCATGGTTACGACCTCTCCGGGGACGTTGCGGCGATCAATAACGCCAGTTCACCGCGGGAGTTATTAGATTCGACGGCTTTGAACGCCTCGGCCCATGAGCGGATCATGGGACTGACGGACGGCAATCTGGCCGTCAATTCCTGGTTCAACGACTCCACCGAACAAGAACACGCCGCGTTCAAAGGTCTGCCGACGACTGACCGGATAGTGACCTGGGCTTTCGGAGCTACCCGCGGCGACGTGGCCGCCTGTCTGGTATCCAAACAGATCAATTATGACGGGAGCCGAGGGAGTGACGGGTCGCTCAGTTTTACGATCGACTCCCAGGCTAACGGCGTCGGGCTGGACTGGTGCGAGACTTTGACCACCGGGAAAGAGACCCACTCCAGCGCCGGCTCATCAACCAGCCGGGACGACGGCGCGGCAACCTCCGCCGGCATGGTGGCATATCTGGAGATCGTTGATTGTGACTCCGGGACGCCGACCGTGACGATCCAGCAGTCCAGCGATAACGGGAGCAGCGATGCCTTCGCGACTGTCCTGTCGTTCACCGCGGTGGGTTACGCATCGGCGCCGACCGCCGAGCGGATAACGGTCTCCGGAGCGGTTGAGCGATATCTAAGAATCACCACCACGGGGACATTCTCAAATCTTGATTTCATCGTCTCGACCCGTAGAGGAACGGCCCAGGATGATGTCGCCTTCTGACCAGCGCCCGGTTGAGCCGCCGCCACGCCGAACAGTCCGCGAAAGGATTCGGCCTCAGATATTCCTGGCGCTGTTAATCCTTGGAGGAACAGCCGGCGCCGGAATATGGCTGAGCAACGAAGTGGCGACTGGCACGTCGGTGGGCGGGATCATCGCCCTGTCGATGAAGATTCTGGAGGCCGACTGATGATTATCTTTTGCTGGCTCAATATCCATAGATGGAAGCCGGCGGCCTGGTCCGACCGGATATGCCGGCGCTGCGCCGTACATGAGCGCCTGATATATTCGGCGGATACCGGGGCCAACTGGGAGCGTATCGTATGAAGCCTCTGCAATTAGGATTGAGTCTGATCCCGGTCGCCGTCATTGTGATCGGCTTGATCGGCTGGGTCGTAACCCTCCGGGGCAATATCGACTCCGCCCTGGACAGTATCGAGGAATTAAGAGAGTCCCAATATGACGACGCCATCCTGGCCGAGCGAGTCCAGAGTTTATCGGTCGCCAGCGAGGAGCATATGACCCGGCTGGCCTGGATAATGGAGGAATACGGGCCGGCTATTGAGTCGATCCGGGACCGGGAACTGGACACCGAGCTGGCCGATAAAGTGTCCGATGTGGTAACCCGCCAGGCGGTAGTCGAGAATGAAATGCGGCAAATCATGTCAGACCACCAGGGATTCGCGGATGTCCTCCGGCAACTCGGCGAGGCTGGTCTGATAACGGAGCGCCGGCAGTATGGGGATTATGGGCAATGATGAAATGGCGGATCAACCGGCCCGCCGGTCCGGATTACTGGAAAGATGCAAGCTGCGCCGAGGTCAACTGCAAGAATTATGTCCGCGGCTGGCGGACGATCCTCCCGACAACCGACCTGGGGAATATCGAGTGGGTGCGGCGGTCGGGGATGGAGTTCACCGAGGAGCGACAGGACGGGCTGATCGTTTTCCATTTTGCGCCGGGCCAACAATGCTTCGATGGTGCATTGGGCCGGCATAGAATCGCGCACGACCGCGACCCGGTTATGAGGCTGAACAAGGTAATCATGGAACCCCTGGAATACATGGACCACTGGAACGACACAGAATACAGGAGAAGTGTAAATGGCTAAAGAATCAGGCTTAGGAATGACCGTCGCGATCGACGACTCCGGCGGAAGCGCCCGGACAATATCGAATGACATCACCAATCTAGACTTCGCCACACCGCGAGAAGAACAGGACATCACCGGACTGGATAAGTCGGCGCGGGAGCGGCTGCTCCTGTTGGCAGATTTCACCGTGTCCGTCTCAGGAGTGTTCGACGATGCGAGCAACATGGCTCACGACGTATTCAAAACTGTGCCATCGTCGTCGGTCGCCCGGACAACGACCTTGACCATCTCCGGCCAGGTCCTTGCCGGTGAATTGTATTACACCGATTATGCTCTGAGTCGAGGATCGGACGGTTCGTTGACATTCTCGGCGCCTGGCTCGCTCGCCGGTGGCGTAGTCCCGACGTGGGCATAAATGGTCGCGCTTAACGGGACGAAGCCGAAGAAAGGTTTTCGCATCCCGGACCAGACCGCCCACATCACATTCTCCGGGACCGATTACGACGGCGCCGAGGTGTGGGTCAAGCTAAATGTTAGCTTCGCCCATTATATCGCCCTCCGGGAAGCCGGCGAGGGCGACGACCAGGTCAGGATGGCCGAGCTATTTGGCGGCGAGGTTTTGATGGAGTGGAATCTTGAAGGCGCCGGCGGGGAGTCTATCCCGGCAACCGGCGCCGGGATGCTCCAGATTCCACTGTCACTGGCGATGCTGATAGTCCAGCACTGGAGCGAGGCGGTCGCGGCAGTCCCGGCCCCTTTAGCCGAGCCATCCGGCGATTTAAGCACGTTGGCGGCGGCGTCGACCGGGACGGTCGGACGATAACGAAGCCGTGGGAACTGGAGGAGGCCGAGTTGATTGACGGCCTTTGCCAGCGGTATAGCTGCCTCCCGTCGGCACTGATGGCCGAGGACGTGACACTGCTCCGCATGATTGCAATAGTACAGGAAGGACAACCGGACGAGGACAATGGCTAACGACGTCGAGATCAAAATAACCGCCGACCCGAAGTCTGCCGAGGAAGGTTTCAAGAAAACCCAGTCGGCTTTCGGCAAGATGGCGGACAACATCAAGAAGCACCGCAAGGCCATCGGCGTCGGGCTGACCGCCTTGGGCGCCGGGATAACCGCGCTCGGCGCGTCCGCGGTCAAGTCTGCCCAGGCCGAAGCCATCGGGATCGCCCAGCTAGACGTGGCCCTCAAGAATGTCGGGACAAGTTACGACTCACAGGCCGCCGCAATCGAGCGGGTAATCGCGGCCCAGCAGAACAAAACCAACTTCGGGGATGAGGATCAGCGGGAGGCGTTGATGGGCCTGATCTCGGTCTCCGGGGATTACGAGTCCGCAATGGCGGCCTTGCCGGCAGTCCTCGACCTGGCCGCCGGGAAAGGCATGGACCTGGGCGCGGCCTCGACTCTGGTGGCGCGGGCTATCAGCGGCGAAACCTCCGCGCTCAAACGCTACGGGATCGAAGTGGAGAAGGGCGCCGAAGCGACCGAGGTTATAACCGCCATAATGGCGAAATTCGGCGGTCAAGCCGAGGCGTCCGCCGACCCGATGGTCCAGCTAAAGAACCGTGTGGGCGACCTACAGCAAGAATTTGGCAAGGCATTACTCCCGGCGCTGACCGTCCTGGCGACACTCTTGGAGCAGGTAACGACCAAGCTGATCGCGTTTTCTTCGGAGCATCCACAACTGAGCAAAGTCCTATTTGTTGTTGTCGGAGTGTTGGGCGGTCTGGCGCTGGTCCTGGGGCCGATCCTGTTAATTTTGCCGACATTGGCGGCGTCCATCGGGATATTGTCCGGCGCCTTCGGGATGCTTAGTCTGTCGATGCTCCCGATCACCGCCGTCGTATTGGGCATCACCGCGGCCATTGTCGCGGCTATCATCATCTATAAGAACTGGGACAAGATCATCGTATTTTTGAAGGAAACATTCGTCATATCCTTCAATAAGATTAAGGATGTTTTTGGCGTAGTATCGAGGACGATCCAGTCGCTATACACCTCCAAATTTGCCTGGCTGCTTCCGGCTGGCCCGCTAATCAAAGCCATTCTATTCCTCAAGAATAACTGGCGCGAGATTTGGGACGGGATCAAGACCACATTTCGGACGGTGTCGGATGCGCTCATCGGGATATTTGAAAACCTCAAGGGCCGCATCGTTGGCATTTGGGACGGGATGGTCGCCGGCATAACAGGCGGATTGAATGTGGCGATCGGGGCGATCAACCGGTTCATCCGGGCCGTTAATGCGATGCGGATAAATGTCCCGCGCATCAGTCTCCCATTCGGCGGATCGGTGGGCGGTTATTCCATCGGGATGCCCAGGCTCCCGGAGATTCCAACGCTGGCGAAAGGCGGAATCGTCACCAAGCCAACCTTGGCAATGATTGGGGAATCCGGCCCGGAGGCGGTCGTCCCGCTGGGACGTGGCGGCGGAGCCGGCATGACGATCAACCTGGTTATAAATGGCGATATTAACGGCATGGATGACTTCGAGCAGAAAGTGACTTCAGTAATCCGGGACGCCGTCCTGGGCGGCGGCTTCCAGGGCGTACTGGCAAGAGCATAGGAGAAACCAATGGCTAACGAATTTCAACACAAAGACCCCGGCGCCACGCTGACTCAGGCGGAATATATAACGACCGATGGGACTGGTCATATATTCGACTCCCAGGCTCAGGGTGATATTTTATACGCCTCAAGCTCGACGGTCCTCAGCCGATTGGCCAAGTCGGGGACAACTACCCACGCATTATTGAACACGGGTTCGAGCAACAACCCGGCGTGGGCTCTGATTCCACTTGCGTCGGCTGTCACCGGGACGTTGCCCGTGGCTAACGGCGGCACTGGAATAACCAGCCTCGGCTCCAATGTCGCGACATTCCTGGGGACGCCATCCAGCGCTAACCTCCGCTCGGCCCTAACTGATGAGACCGGCTCCGGTGCCGCGGTATTTGCTACCAGCCCGACGCTGGTGACGCCAGCCCTCGGGACGCCGGCATCGGGAGTGATGACCAACGTGTCCGGGACGGCTTCGAGCCTAACGGCTGGCAACGTAACGACTAACGCCAATTTGACTGGCGTGGTTACGTCTAGTGGAAACGCTACCGCCATCGCAGACAAAGCTATCGGCATTGCAAAGCTGGCCGACGGTACTGACGGCGAGTTGATAACCTGGAACGCCTCCGGCGTGATTGCGGCGGTGGCCGCGGGCAATGCCGACCAAGTCCTGACCAGTAACGGGGCCGGGGCTGCGCCAACTTTTCAGGCGGCTGGTGGGACGACTCTGTCCGGGAGTACGAACAACACGGTGGCCACGGTTACGGGCGCAAACGCGCTGATCGGAGAGGCTAATCTGACCTTCACCGGAAGCCATTTAACCGTGGCAGGGACTATGAATATCGAGAACGCCGCCGATGGAATCGTCATGCGTTTCAAAGATACTGACAGTACAGGAACGGCAGTGAATCAATATTTCACTTTTACCGGCTCAGATGATGCGACTGTGGGTTACATTGGCAAAACCTCAACCGGGCAGATGTACTTTTTTAATGAGTCCTCGACCAATACGATTATCGGAGCCGG